ATATTTTTGAGGTTGGTAACGAGATAACAGGAAGCGGACAGTTTACACCTGATTTTGATCCTACAAAAAAAGCGTCTTGTGTGGTATTGGTTGACCAGTTCCCACAGATAGAGGGATTCATTAGGCTTACAGAGATAGAGGTCAGCAACAACAACCTAATTGCATACAAAGCGACCATTCACGGAGAGAGTGCAAACCTTTTCACGGACATAGAGAACGCCAAACTTGCAGACCTTGACTTTTCAGAATACAATCACACGGTAAACATCACCAACATAACTGACTCGTGGGATACACAGATTTACATTGATAGCACACCCACAGCATTTGAATATGGCGTGGGGTATGTATGGTCACAGCTAAGACCAAAACGAGCCATTGAAGAAGATTGTAGCAAGTGGAGAGTTGACGATCACACACCTTGTTTGTATGCTAAAACTATCGTTGATAAGATATTTACCACATACGGCTATCAGTATTCTGACGATTCCTTTTTTACAAGTGATGAATTTAAAAGGTTAGTTGTTCCTTATACATTTGGCGGATTGTCAGAAACTCCTACAGGTGTAACAGATAGACTTTTTCAGGCTCAAGTAACAGCAACCACTACCCTAAGTGTGGGAGATGCTTTACCAGCCGCAAACGATAGCACAGGAGGAAACTTTGACAATGGTGGGAACTACGACAACACAACCTATCAGTATACTGTGCCAGATTCGGGCAATTATGTTTGGTATGTTCAGTTGCAACTACAAGCTGCACCGGTCAATCCTGAAGAAGTACAAATGGGGCTTTACAGCGATACAGGTTCAGGCTTTCAACTTAGAGAATTATTATCGTTTGAGTTCAATTCTCTGTCAAGGCAAGAATTAGTCAAAATTGAAAGGAGTGCAGTATCTGGAGAAGTTTTTGAGGTTAGGTATGAGCAATACATAGACAGCTCAGGGATTGCTTCCAACATAGACATTGATATTGATGTATCATCATATTTTTACAATGGCTCAACGGCTTTCTCAATCGCCTACAATAAAACGGTTGACTTTGGTCAATTCTTTACAGGCGACTACACACAGAAGGAATTTCTGTTGAACCTGGTTAAGATGTTCAATCTATACATTGAGCAAACAGACACCAAGACCTTAAGAATAGAAACAAGAGATGAATTTTACAACGGTGACAATGTTGACTGGAGTAAAAAATTAGACTACTCACAGCCGCATCAGTTACTACCAATGGGAGAGTTACAGAACAACCCATATAAATTCAGCTACAAAGACGGAGGCGATAATCTAAACAAGCAATACAAAGAAACGTATTCTCGTGTTTATGGTGATCGTGTGATTGCCATTGATAACGATTTTATCAAGCAAGAGAAAAAGATTGAGGTCACTTTTGAGCCTACAATCATGGCACAGGACAATATCTCAGGAAGGTATTATTCCCATGTCAATATGAACGACTCAAATCTTCGCATTTTGTACTATGGAGGAGCAAAACTAACTTCACCTTATTACACCTTTGATCAGAATCCTGCATCATCTCCAAATCAAGAATACTACCCATTGACATTGCACATTGATGACACGGATGCAATGAGCTTTGATCTTAACTTTGGAATGGTCCAGAGGGCGTATGTACCGGTTGGATTCCCTTACTCAAATGACAACCTGGTTAATAAATACTATTACAAATACATCTCAGAGATAAGCGACAAGAACAGCAAAATCTTTAGAGGTTACTTCAGAATAACGCCCAACGATTGGGCAAACATTTCATTTGCTGACTCTTATTTCTTTGAGGGGCAATATTGGAAACTGAACAAAATCTCAGACTATCAACCACTGAAAGACGGGGTTTATTTGTGCGAGTTCTTGCTTTCTACATATTATACACCTTATATCAGCGACAATCAGAAAGTTGGTACAGGTGGATTTGATGGAGAAGGAGAAGCGACAAAAGACAGATTCCCAGTTGATGGTTCAGATGGTGAGCCGCTATTCAGTTACAAAGGCGGCTTAAATGTAGGCGATAATACTGGAAGTGATGACACAATCACACACGGAAAAAACAATCAAGCGGATTCTGTTTTTGTTACCGTTGTAGGCAGTGAAGGAACAAAGGTTGGAAAGAATATGGAGTTCACCACTGCTTTGAATTGCACGGACTTTGTAGTTCCTGAAGGTGGTAGAGTATATGTTGAGAATCAGCCTGTACTCGGTACATGGTTAGGCTCTGGAAAGGTGGTTAATATAGACAACACGGATTCACCTTATTCAGCAACCTATGACGATTATCTCATTTTGTGCGACACAACAAGCGGAAACATCACAGTGACTCTACCTGATCCTACTAACAACAGTGGCAAGATGTATGTCATAAAGAAAACACAATCATCTAACTCGGTAACAATAAACGCAGGGGATGGCTCTATTTTAATCGACGATGCAACATCTCACACATCAAACGCAAAGAACGGATATGACCAAGTCATTTCAGACGGCACACAATACTGGATTTTAACTCACGGACACTAATGGCAATTAACGAAGCAGTAAATATAGATATTGACGTAAACGGAGTCAATACGGTAAAACAAGCAGCAGACGCTTATGAAGATTTAGGCGATGCAGTATCGCAAACGCAACTTGAAGCGGAGAAACTCGCTCAGCAATTTGGAATCAATGACAAGCGTACTCAGGAAGCCATTAAGGTTGCTGGTAGATATAAGCAAGAGATGGAGCAGCTTGATTTTGCCATTGATGCGGCTCGTGGAGGTTCTGACCAATTATTCCGTGCGGCTCAAGGTGTGACGGCTGGTTTTGAGGTAGCGGCTGGGGCTGTTGCTTTATTCGGTGGTGAATCTGAGGAACTTGAAAAAGTGATGCTCAAGGTTCAGGGTGCAATGGTGTTTTCTCAAGGTCTAAAAGACTTGCAAGAGTTTGGACCCGCACTTGTAAACCTTGCGGCTACTGTTAGGGGTAAAGTTGTCACGGCATTTACAACATTGAGAGGGGCATTAATTGCAACGGGTATCGGTGCGGCTGCTGTTGCTGTTGGGGCTTTACTTGCAAACTGGGATAAATTCACGACTTACTTAACAAAGACTTTCCCTATACTTTCAAAATTAGGTAGTCTAATTGGTGACGCATTTCAAAAAGCAACAGACTTAGCAGGTATTACTTCAGAACAGCAAAGACTTCAAGAAAAAGTCAATGAAAGCATACAGGAGAATATAGACCTAACAGAGGAGCAGATAAAGATTGCAGACGCTCAAGGTCAACAGGAATTGTCTTTGACTTTACAAAAGCAAAAAGCGGCTGCTGAATTAGCACTTGCAAAGAGAAAGTTTGCTCAAGAGGAAACAGATGAAAACAGAAAAGCTTTGAGGGATGCTCGTCTGAATTTTAAACTGACAAACATAGCCTATGACAAATATCTTCGTGAGCAGAAAGAAATCAGAGATAAAGCCAACAAGGATGCAGCCAAAGAACGAGCAGAGAGAGAAGCAGAAAGACAAAAAGAAATTCGTCTTGAAAATGAGCGTCAGAATGAAACTCAAGGGGCTACTCTTAAAACCACAGAAACACAACTTAAAAGTGACAAGATAGTTTTTGACTCAGCATCTTTTCTTGCAAAAGCCCAAAAGCAACATACAGAGAACACAGTCAAAAGATTAGAAGAGGAGGCAAAGGCAAGAGAGGAACTCTACTATCTGAGTCAAGACTTAGGAAACGCTGTTGTTTCTTTATTAGGAGAGCAGACAGCAGCAGGGAAAGCGGTTGCACTTGCTCAAATTGCAGCAGATACAGCAAGAGCATTATCTGGGGCTTTGGCTAATTCTAACAGTCCAACACCTGAAAACGTAGCCACTGGAGGATTAGCAGGTATTGCTAAATACATAGCACTTGCAACAACTATCGCTACCAACGCCAAGAGAGCCATTGATATTGTAAAAAGTGAAAATGTAACAGGGGCAGCATCAGGTAGTGCATCTTTACCAAGTGGAGCAGGAGCAACAGGATTTAATGCTCCATCCGTAAGACTTCCGAGAACAGAGCAATTCACAGGGCAACAGAGAATTTATGTCACTGAGTACGACATCAGCAACACCCAAGAAAAAGTGAAAGTCACAGAGGATGTGTCAATCGTAAAGTAAACCAATAAACTCAAAAAATTAATTATATAAAATGGACAAACTACCAGTATACAAGTTAGTCATCAATGACGAGGATGAAACAGGGGTGAACTTTGTTAGCCTTGTAACCAATCCAGCCATTGAGAGAGATTTCCAATACTTCAACCAAGATTTCGTCAAACCAAGAGGCGGAGAGTCTGAGAATGACTTTATCAGCCGATGTGTTAAAGTGGTAACCGGTGAAGGATATGATCAAGACCAAGCAGTTGCTATCTGCTACAATTATTGGAAAGGTGAGAAGTTCTTTGATGATTACCCAAAGGCAGCAAGTCAAAATGCTCAACGTGGAATCAACCTAAACGAGAAGCTCGGAAACGATTGTGCCACCTTGGTGGGGAAAAATCGTTCACGGCAGCTCATAGCAAGAGAAAATCTGAGCTTAGAAACGATTAAACGCACTTACTCTTATTTGTCAAGAGCAAAAGAATACTACAACCCAAGCGATACAGAGGCATGTGGTACAATTTCTTACTTGCTATGGGGTGGAGATGAAATGCTTAGATACACAGAGCGAAAGCTTGAGGAATTGGAATTGAGCAAGGCAAAGAAGAAACAAAAGTATGATGTTGAGGTTTCAACCTTACCAGGATACATCACTGAGGACTTGCCATTGTTTAACACTAAAGAGGAGGCTGAAGCATACGCTGAGAAGATAGGTTGCACAGGATCTCATCAAATGGGTGACAAGTGGATGCCATGTTCAGCAGAGGAAGCACACACAGACATTGAAACACCTTTAAAAGCTCACAGCCATCAGATTGGTTTTGCGATTCAAGACGAGGAGAAGCGTATTATCACCGGTATGGCAATGGAAGCAGAGAAAAGAATCTATCGCTACGATGCGGCACGAGGGGAATACTATGTGTACTTTGATGCTGACACCATTTTCCAGATTGCTAAGAAGTGGGCAAAGTCTGATTTGTATGATTCAGTAAACATCCACCACGAGAAAGAAACAAAAGGGCTGTCATTATTTGAGTCTTACATCGTTGATCGTGAACGTGGGAAATATCCACCAAAGGGATATGACGAGGTTGCAGATGGTTCTTGGTTCTTGAGTTACATAGTGAATGATGATGACATTTGGGCAAGAGTAAAAGACGGAGAGTTTAAAGGCTTCTCAGTTGAGGGCTTTTTTGACTTTGATGTTAACGAAGAAGAAAGGCAATTAAACGCAATTTACAACGCTGTTAAGAAGGCAGTCGAGAAATGGGATGGTAAAAACTGAGCCACTTATTTTAAAACCTTAAATATATATAGAATGAATTCAAAAGAAGTATTGACCGAAATTCGCTCACTTCTATTTGGTGAAGAAGAAAAGAAAGAAGTTGAAATGGCAACTGCAACCCTTGTTGACGGAACTATCGTTGAGTGGGAAGGTGAGTTAGCTGTTGGAACTGAAATCTTTGTGCAAACTGGTGAGGGCTTAGTTGCTGCTCCAGATGCGGTTCACGAAGTAGAGGGCGGAATGCTCGTGACCACCGAGGGCGGTGTTGTCACTGAGATTGTAGAACCAGCCGAAGAAGTTGAAGAAGTAGCTGCTGAAGAAGCACCTGCTGAGTTCGCTTCATTAGAGGCTTTCAATTCTTTAGTTACTCGCTTTGAGGAGGCAGTTGAAAAACTTAATTCTTTAGAGGAGAAACTAAACACAAACGAGAGTGCCTTTAACTCTATGAAAGAGGCATTTGGTAAAACTGTTGACTTGGTAGAAAAGGTTGCTGACCTTCCAAGTGAAGAACCAACTAAAGCTCCTGCAAAGTTGTCAAAGAAAGAGGAGCAATTCGCAAACATTGTAAAAATCGCTAAAACACTTAAAAAATAAAAATCATGGCATTTAACGTAACTGGTTTAACCGACTATACTAACGAGCAAAGCACCGAGTTAGTAGTAAAATCCCTTTTCGGATCAAAGACTGCCGCTGTATTACAAGCGGCTGGTCAGGTGCAAGTAGGTGTGAAGTCTGCTGAGGCTTTGAACATCTTAACTTCTGACGTATTTTTCCAAGCCGATGGCTGTGGGTACAACGCTTCAGGAAACACAACTTTCTCTCAGCGTGACATCACAGTAGGAAAGATTAAGGTTGAAGAAACTCTTTGCCCTAAGACTTTAGAAGCTAAGTGGATGCAGACTCAAA